CGTTCATCAAGACCCAAGGCATCGAAGCATATAACAGCTCTTGGTGGACAACAGTAAGAACGTGGATATGTCGGACCCCTCTGCACTAATGGAACTCCATGAGCAAGCAGAAGCGGCTGCCATCAAGGAACTCACCAAGGTGTTCACCCACCAGATGGGGTCAGAAGGCGGGAAGCCAGCCAGAAGCTGGTGAAGTCCTAGGTGTCCCCGATGAACTGGAAGAACGCCAAAAGGAAGAAGATGCGGCTGCTGCGGAAAAGTTCAGAAAGATGGCTGACGGCGACGAAGCGGATGCTGCGGAAAAGTACAGAAAGATGGCTGACGACGACGAAGCGGAGACCGAAGGTGTTCAAGGCGAAGAGACACGGATCGAGCCTACTGCCGCTGAACCTGTTGAGATCGATCAACAGGCACTGGAAGAAGAGCCAGCGCCGTTCGATGATCCCGACACTGATCAGGAATACTCTCCAGTTCGTGAAGGTTTCTATGGCGAGATGATCAACCGATTTACCGATGGTGAGGACACTCGGACAACACTGGAATCTGCTAACCGTGTCCTTCAGGACAACCCCGATCTTAAAGAGGGCATCAGCCGTTTGGCCACGAAGTACAATATCCCTGCAATTTCTCTCATGGCGATCATGGACTTTGAAACAGGTGGTTCATTCGATCCAGCAGAACCAAATCAAGCAGGGTCCGGTGCAACTGGTTTGATCCAGTTCATGCCTAAGACAGCCCGAAGCCTAGGTACAACCACTGCTGAACTGGCTCAGATGTCCCAAACTGAGCAACTCGTGTACGTCGAGAAATACTTCGACCAATTCGGGTACCGCCTCTCGGGGGGGCAACGTGGACGACATCTATATGGCCGTCCTATGGCCCAAAGCAATCGGCAAACCCGATGGCTACGTTCTCTTCCGTCGTGGCACCGAGGCCTACGGACAGAATTCAGGTCTCGATCACAACGAAGACGGAACCATCACGAAGTACGAAGCGGCCACGAAAGTGAGGCGCACGTTCTACGGGTATTAAACTAAGGAAACCCCCCAAATGGCAGATTATGAAGGAATCCCACAGCAGGCTATCGACAGCCTGTTAGCCAACCCTGATGAAGCCGGTGGCTTCGATCAGGTGTTTGGTAAGGGACGGGCAGAGGAGGTTCTCGCAAGCCGGGACCCCCAGCCCGAGCCTAAGGCCAAGAAGTCCCCTGAGATTGGGTTCTTTGAGACGATATGGGATGTGTCAGGCCGTGCCGTTGGGTCCGGTGCCGAACGAGCCGTCAACGAAACCTTTGACGCTCTTGGGAGCTTAAACCATTGGTTATTCAACAATCTTGACTCCATCGGTGTTCCTTGGGTTCTAAAACTCGAGGACAATGATGGTAACTTCGACTTAAACTTCAAGTATTACCATGAGGTTGAAGCGGATGCCTTCTCGTGGGGTGATCTGAATATCGACGTGTACGATGACCCTAAAACCACCACAGGCGGCCTCGTATCATCTAGCGCCCAGTTTGGTGTGGGCTTCTTGGGTGCCGGAAAGTTCACCGGACTGTTCCGTCTCGGTCGTGCTGGGTTCACCAAACTGGCAGCCCTCCGTTCCGCTTTCGTCAACAGTGCAATCGCTGATGCCGTGGTCTTCGATCCTAACCACAAGAACGTCATGGGCATGCTGGACGGATTGGAAATCGACACAAGTGCCGTACGGGAAATCCTCGCGACCGACCCAGACGACTCTGAGTTCATCAACAGGTTACGCAACGTGGCCGATCCTGCCGGCGTTATTGATAACTTGGAAGTCATAGACGGGAAAATCGACACAGGTGCCGTAGGGGAAATCTTTGCTACCGACCCCGACGATCCCGAGTACATCAACCGGCTACGCAACGTGGCCGAGGGTGTAATCATTGGTGGTGTCTTGGAAGCCATAGGTTTCGGTATCAAGGCCGTTCGAGCAGAGAAGATGGGAAACCCCACGGAAGCAAGGCGTCTCAGCGCCCTTGAGAAGGAAGCACTTAAGCCCCTAGATGACGCCCTGCGTGCGCAGGCAGCCAAAGCCAAAGACGAGGCCGATGAAACTCTCGAGACCGCTAAGGAGATGTTTGGGGACGACTTCGCGACACCTAAGGTCGATCCTGATGTACAGGCCAACAGGGACCTTGGGGATACACCCTCGGTTCGCCCTGAAACACCCACAGAACCCGGCAAGAACCGCATCTACCTGCCGCCTGAGAAGGCTGAGAAGATCAGGTTGCAATCCGCTCTGGCGCGTGACAAGAGCCTCGGTGAGAAGCTTACGGACCTCTCGTGGCGCTCGCCTGCGACCATGAAGGACTTTGACGCGGTCTCCGACGAGATCGCAGGGGTCTCGGCTGTTCTCAAGGAACAGATCATGAAGGCCAAAGGTGGTGACGTACAGAGTCTGGCAACCATCCAGATGAAAGCCGCAGAGTCCAAGCGTCGTCTCATGGAGCAAGCCTCGGACCCTGAGGCACTCATGAAGACACTCCAGACCACCTACAAGGGGGACCCTGAAGGTATGGCAGCTGAGATGATCGCTCGAGAGGACTTCACGATGTCGCTCGGCAATAAGATCACCGAGATGGCTCAGAACATTTCCAAGGGCCAGTTTCATCCAGAAGCCATGAAGGGTTACGCTTCCTTCGAGGAGTATAAGCTGGCATTTGATGCAAACCTCGAGGTCTACGCGAACGCACTATCCGGCAACAACGCCAACCGGGCGAACGTCGGTCGCACCATGCGGGCCATGCAGATCGCTCGGAAGTCCACCGAGGGTATCGAGAGAATTCTGAGTGACCCCAGCATGTTCAAAGACGTTGACGCCAAGGCGAAAGCTATTGCTGATCCGGCGAACGCTGGTAAGCCCATCCTAACGACCACCGAAGCTGCCCTGAAGCACCTTCACGGGTATATGGAGCGGCTCAACTCCTTCCGGATCAACGCACTGCTGTCTGGTCCCGGTACACAGGAGGTCAACATCATCTCAAACGCGGTCAACGGCTTCGTCATTCCCACAGAGCAATTCTTGGGTGGCATGTCTACGGGTGACGTAAAAATGATGACACACGCAGGTCGTCAAATCCAAGGCTACATGGCTGGTCTCATGGACAGTGTCAAAGCTGCTGGCCAAGCTGGCTGGTGGGATGATGCGATCCTCGATCCTTATTCTCAGAAGCTGGAAGACCAGAGCATCATGGGGCAAGTCCTTGAGCCTCAATCGGGAAACTCCTCGCTCGCGAAAGTGGATAAGGGAATCAAGCTGCCCCAGCGTGGTCTCATGACCATGGATGAGTTCTTCAAGCAGTCCCAATACCGGGGGCGGGTGTTTTGCTGATGCTAATGCGATGGCCAACTCGAAGCGTCTCAAGGGCGCTGAGAAGACTGAGTTCATCCAGAAGTACCTGAAAGAAAGCTACGATGAAGCAGGTGCAGCAACCCGTGCGGATGCTCTCCTACAAGCCCGTCGTGCCACATTTACTGAACCACTGGAACCGGGATCGTTCGCTGCAAGCATCCAACAGAACGCCCTCACGCATCCCGGCACTCGGTTCGTGGTCCCCTTTATCAGGACACCTATCAACCTCACGTCACAGACGTATCAACATGCGCCTCTCGTGGGGACATTGTCTAAGCGTTTCCGTGATGACATTGCGGCGGGCGGCGTAAGGGCTGCTCAAGCTCGAGGGCGTCAGATATTAGGCACCGCGCTTGTGGGCATAGCAGGCACTATGGCAGCCCAAGGTATGATCACAGGTGCAGGGCCTCAAGACCCTCGTATCCGCAATGTGTGGCTCAAGAACAACCAGCCGTACTCTTTCCGCATCCCGCAGGAAGATGGCTCGGTCAGCTTTGTGTCCTACGCACGTCTCGAACCATTGTCCAACGTCTTCTCTATCGCGGCTGATGCTGTGGAAATTGCAGCAGATGAATATAACGAGTCTGATACCACTCCAATGATTCAGGCCCTGTTTATATCCATCATGGATAACACGGTCAGCAAGACGTTCACTCAGGGTATCTATGAAGCCATGACGGGGTTAGTTGGGAGACCACATGAACAGGAAGCCGCTCTGCGAAACACGGTGGCCTCGTTTGTGCCCAACGTGTTGAACCAGACCAACGGCGATGAAGCCCTCAGGGAGACTCGCGACTGGGTCGATGCCGTATTGGCCCGAACCGGGCTGTACAATGGTATCGATCCCAAGCGGAACGTGTTGGGTGAGCCTATTATCCGAACGCTTCCGAAGTACGATCCACTAGGATTGACTGAGGATGACAATCGAGTAATCGATCCCGTTCTGAAAGAGATCACTGAGTCTGCAATCCACAACCAAGCGGTTGCAGGTCAGCCTTCCAAAAAGATCGCAGGTCCCAACAATATCGACCTAACGGACATAGAGTCGGAAAACAACCCAAACCAGACGCTCTACGACGAGTGGCTGGAGAAGACAGGAACCACAGAGATCAACGGGAAGAACCTAAGGGAAACCCTCACGGAACTCATCAAGACCCGAGACTACCTCACTGCCCCACAGGGCAACATAGGCGTGAATGGCCGAGGCACACGAGGCTCGCTCATTCGTTCCAGCATCGAAGCGTTCAGAACCAAAGCTCGGTCTGAAATCCCTCAGCTTATGGACCTAATCACTGCGGAGAAGAAGGGAACGGGTGAGCTGCTTCAAATACAATCGAAGCGTAATCGCGAACTGTTCCCCTCCCAGTCTAATCCACCAAACGTCCTCAAAAAGAAAACAACCTTCGAGGACCTACTCAAATAATAGGAAGGTCCCATGGCAGCTAATGAAGAACTGCTCGGTCTGCTGCACGAAGCTGTGGCAGGCGACCTCCTCCGGCGTGTCAAGTCGGGGGAGGCAACATCCAGTGAGATGAGCGTTGTCGTCAAGTTCCTCAAGGACAATGGCATCGAAGCATTACCCACTGAAAACAACAGCCTAGGTAATCTTGTTAAAGAGATGCCTGAATTTAGCGAAGAGGATGGCCTCTATGCAAAACACTGACCCTGCGTACCCAGACGACAGCGTGTTCGCAGCACACGGTCAACATATGCGTGACCCTATGATCCACGACTTGCACTCTCGGGTCAACAAGCTCGAACACTCAACCAACGAGGCCCGTACGAACATCGCGGTTCTCCTGAACGACCTCTCATACGTCAAGGGTGAAGTCACTGGTATCTCCAAGGGTATCAACAAGGTTCTCTGGTCCATCGGTCTATCCGTTATCGGAGCGAGCACCGCGTTCATCCTCTCAGGTGGTCTCACAATCGTTCAACCCTGACATTACACTCAAGGAGGTCTAATGGCCTACTCAGAAGCCCTGTATACGGGCGACGGCACTACCACCAACTTTGTAGTGCCCTTTGACTACCTCGATCAAAGCCACGTCTATGCGGCCGTCGATAAGGTTCCAACCTCTGCGGCTGGCTCCAACTACAAAGCAGAGTTAATCAACAGTTCGACAATTCGCGTCAACTCGGTGGTCGCTGGGAACCCCGTACCCGCTGGCATCGAGGTTCGCGTATTTCGGAAAACACCAATCACTAACCCCGCAGTGGTATTTGGTGGAGGCGCTTCCCTTTCGTCGGAAAACCTCAACAAAAACTCACAGTACCTGACGTTCGCGCTTCAAGAAGCCACGGATACCAACGAGATATTTACCTCTCTGTACTTAGGTGCTTTCGAGAGTGAACCCCTCACGGATAATGAAGGTGACCCCCCTAAAAACGGGTGCGATCTACTACAACTCTGAGGGAGGTATGCTGTTTTACTATACTGGCTCTATATGGGAGGACCTTGAGGGACCCCGTGGATTCGATGGTCCCATTGGTCCAACAGGTGCTACAGGACCCGTAGGTCCTCAGGGTGCCCAAGGGCTTGCTCCTGAACACCAGTGGGAACCCACAACGCCTTCCGCGCTTCGCTTTCGGAACCCGGACGGCACTTGGGGTCAATACGCCGACCTCTTGGGTCCTCAGGGTGTCCAAGGTCTTCAGGGTGTCCAAGGTCCCCAAGGTATCGATGGTCCCCAAGGTATCGAAGGTCCCCAAGGTATCGAAGGTCCCCAAGGTATCGAAGGTCCCCAAGGTGAGACAGGACCTATTGGTCCCGAAGGTCCCCAAGGTGAGACAGGACCTATTGGTCCCGAAGGTCCCCAAGGTGACACCGGACCACAGGGTGACACCGGGCCAACGGGTGACACCGGACCACAGGGTTTCATGGG